ACAAGTCCAAAAAGGCTATGCGTGATATTGTAAAAGAAATGTCCAAAGAAGAACAAAAAAAAAGTTCTTAGAAAATTGGGACATAAACGTATATAGTTTTGCCTTGTCTGAGTTAGGAATCTCGTCTTTGTCTATTGTGAAAGATATGACTTGGCGAGAATTCCAACTTAGAAAGATAGGTTATGAAAGGCAGAATTTAGAGCAATGGCAAAGAGTTAGGCAGATAGCCTATTGGAGTGGTGCAGGTACAGCGTTTGATGCAAACAAGGTTAAGCCTAACCAATTTATGCCACTTGGAGAAGAACAGAATGTTAGAAGTGTTAGCGACAAAACAAAAGAAAGATTTAGGCAATTGCAAAGGGAATATTTAGAAAAAACAAATGGCAGACGATAAAATAATTCTTGGTATTGGAGCTGAAATTAGCGGCTTAGAGAAAGGTTTAGATCAAGCTGAACGAAAGGTTTCCGAGTTCGAAAAGAAAATAAAGAACCTTGCAAATGTAGGAGACCAATTTACAAGTATTGGTAAGAAGCTAAGCATAGGGATAACAGCACCATTAACCGCAATTGGTGCTTTAGGTGTTAAGACCTTCAGTGATTTCAATGCTGAGATTACAAAGGTTGCTGCTATAAGTGGTGCAACTGGAGACGAATTAAAATCCCTAGAAGAAAGCGCAAAAGAGTTAGGTCGTAGCACGCAATTTTCAGCTAGTCAAGTAGCTGGACTACAATTGAACTTGTCAAAACTAGGATTTGATACTAGCGCGATTAATAAATCCACTGCAGCTATACTAGACCTAGCATTAGCAACTGGAGAGGATTTGGCTCAGTCTGCCGAAGTTGCAGCATCTACTATTCAGGGTTTCGGATTAGAAGCCGACCAGGCTGGTAGAGTGGCTGACGTGATGGCTAAATCATTTAGTAGTTCAGCGCTAGACTTAGGTAAGTTTTCACTTGCTATGAGTCAGATTGCACCTGTTGCATCTGCCACAAATATAAGTCTAGAAGAATCTAGTGCTTTGCTTTCTGTATTAGCGGATGCAGGACTACAAGCATCTACGTCAGGTACTGCATTAAGGAATATATTCCTAACATTATCAAAAGAGGGTATAACATTAGAGCAAGCATTAGAGCGTATAAATTCATCAGCGGATAAAACTACTACCGCTATGGACATGTTCGGCACGCAAGGCGCAACCGCTGCGGTTATATTGGCTGGTAACACAGAGAAAGCCAAAGAACTAACACAAGCTTATAGAGGCGCTGAGGGTTCAGCTAAGTCCATGGCGGATGTAATGGGTAGAACGCTAGAGGGTGCAATGGCTAGACTTAGCTCAGCAACGGAGGGCGCAGGTATAGCCATTGGCGAAGTGTTAGCACCTTACATTGAAAAGTTAGCCGATGGACTAGGAGGAATTATAAATAAATTCACAGATTTAGACGCATCTGCTCAAAAAACAATAGTAGTAATAGGTGCTTTAGCTGCTGGAATTGGACCGTTACTATTAGGTGTAGGAAGCTTATTAAAAGCTCTACCTATAATGGTATTAGGCTTCAAATCCATTGTGGGAATAATCCCTGCGGCAGTGACTGGATTTAAAGCGTTAACCGCTGCAATGTTAGCGAATCCAATATTAGCAACTGCCGCTGCATTATTAGCGGTTGGTACTGCATTAACAATATACGTTAGAAATGCAAATAAAGCGGTTACTGCCGCTCAGACATTAGATAACGTAAGAAAGGAAGCCACTAAAAGTATAGCTAGCGAATTAAGCGAGCTAGAAAGCCTTATTAAAGTTGCAGAAGATGAAACTATAAGCAAGGAGAATAGGCTCAAGGCTATTGATAAAATAAATAAAATATCTCCTGAGTATCTAGGAAATCTAGATTTAGAAAATATAAAAACAGGCGAAGGGACAAAGCTAATTGACGATTACATAGAAAGCCTTAACAATAAAGCTATTGCACAAGCTACTGCGTCCAAAAGAGCGGAGTTATTAGCTAGAAAACTAGACTTAGCTAACGATGCTTATAAGGTTGGCGAGGTCGGTTTAGGCGGTTATTTAACTGCTCTAAAAAGGACAATCACGGGCGATGTAGCAGGTAGTACTTTAGCCTTTGCGGAGAATGTTACTGAGGCAAGGAGAAAGGAGGTAGAGGCTATAGATGCTCAAATAGAAGCCTTAGACGAGTTTACAAAAAAACAGATAATATCTAACAACGCTGACGAAGAAGCTGTTAAGGCAATAGATAGCAAAACAGAAGCTATTCGTAGGTACACAAAGGCTTTAGATGTATCAAATCTAACTCCTATCGGTATAGATGGGGGTATCGGAGATGGCTTAGCTTCTAATCTTGAAAAAGAAAATGCTAGGATAAAAGAAGCGTCAGAGAATAGAGCAATTATACTTACCGATGCTGAAATTCAGCAGGCTGAGTTCAATATAATGATGAAGCAATTCAATCAAGAGTTTGCTGCAATTGCTCAAAGCGGTGTAGCAAGTGCTATATCTAGTACTTTTGAAAGTATAGGCGAAGCAATAGCACAAGGCGGTAATGTTATAGGCGCTATAGGTGATGCACTATTAGGGGCTTTCACTGGATTCTTAAGCGAGATGGGCGACCTACTTATAAAGTATGGAACACTTGCCGTAATCAAAGGTAATTTAGATAATGCGATAAAAGCGGGTGGTTTTACAGCAATTGCTGCAGGTGTTGCTGCTATTGCAATAGGTGGAGCTCTTAAGGCAGCTAGCGGTGCATTAGGGTCAAGGGCGCAAGGTGGATTTGATGGAGGTGGTGGCGGAAGCGTAGATACAAATATTAGTAGTCCTAGTAGAGGATATTCAGGGTCGGCGTCTGGAGGTAGCTTTAATGGAGGTAAAGTAGTTTTTGAAATTGAAGGACAGAAGTTAGTAGGTGTTTTAAGCAGAACGTTAGACAGAAATAAAAGGCTTGGAGGGAGCTTAGCATTATGATAAAGTATTATTTTGAATACACAAACGTTGTAGAGGATTTTTTCAGGGTAGAAATACTAGTAGAAGGTTATTCGGGCGCTTCTACTGAAATACAGGGAACTGCTACGCTTGAAATGGGTAGTAACAATAGTGTTTTAAATCCTTTTCGATGTATGGCTTTAAAGCTAGATTTAGATGCTAATGTAAATCTTAATTTCACGGATTTATATACAGAAAACGAAACTGATGTAAGGGTTAATTTTTATAGAAACAACCAATTATTATATAAAGGTTTTATAAAGCCTGATGGCATATATGCAGATTTCGTAAATGATAATTGGATCATATCACTAGACTCAATAGACGGATTAGGCATATTAGAAAATCTGAGGTTTGTAAAAGAGAATGGCACGTTCTATACTGGATTCATGACTGAACTAGATATTATAAGAGCTTGCTTGTACAGGACTACAATGCGACTTCCTATAAACACTAGAATTCAAGTTTTTCACGAGGATGTGAGTGGAGTTCAAAATGTTTTAGACAGAACGAAATTAAATACTGAAAGATTTGTAAAAGATGTAGAAAGTAGTGATGTTGAAGTAATGGATTGTGCGGAGGTGCTTAAATCCATTTTGGATAAATATAACGCAGTAGTTCAGCAATATAATGGAGAGTGGTATATTTATCGTCCAATAGATATTTTTCTACCTAGTTTAGATGCGGAGTCCAATTTTACAGGTTTTTATCAAGGAGGTAGGGTAAGTTTCTTCAGGTATGGCAGTCCTTTTGTTTCATATCCTTATTTTTCAGTAAAAAAAACACTTCCAACAAAATATAAAATAGGTAGTAATATCGATGGGTTCTACCCACATCACGTTAACGAGAATCAAAGAATAGAAATTGAAGGTGCAGTAAGTGCCTTCAGGGTTAAATATAAATATGGTTTAGTAAAAAAACTTACTATAAATAAGTATTTTGAAAACTTATCAAATCCTTATAATGGATGGATAAGGAATAGCCATAATGATTTCACGCAACCAAGTGGTAAGGGGTTAAGATGGGAATTAGAATACCAAAGAAACCCTAGATGGCAGTTTAATTCAAGTTACGAAGTTAGGCTACGGGATAAAATAATAGTAGAAGAAGCGGATAATATTCAATTAAACTTAGAGTATTTTATATCTGGAAAGATTGAAACACTAAAATTATTGATTAAACTAAGTGCATCTGGAATAGAAAGATACTACACAAATACAGGATGGAAAGATACATTAGGATATTACTATCCATCTAACTTTTCGGAAGTAGAATATAGAAGAAGTAGAATAGAAGAAAATAGGAGTTTATATGAAATGCCTATTAATATCCCTTTAAATGGCGAATTAGATATTCAAATATTTGCGCCAGAAGTTATACCTAATACGCAATGGTTAGAAGAGCCTGATTATAGGGATTGGGCGCAAGTATATGCATTAGATATAACTCCAGTAGGCAGTGATAACGAATACGACGGAGAAAGTCATACAGCGTTAAGGAAGCCTGCTAACTCTTCTAATGTAGAGGATAGTATAGAGGTTTTTAATGGCGATATGGATAGTGATATTTATGTTGGCGTTATGAAAAGATTGGATGGGGAAAATACAAAGAATTGGCACAGGCAAGGTAAATCAGAACAAAAAGAACTATTAGAAATAATGGTGGAGGATAGGATAAGGCTACAAAATAAACCACAAAAAGTATTTAGTGGTGATGTATTTGGTTACGTGCCTAGTTTATCTTTTATAATCATAAATAATCTTGATGGTTTATTTTATCCTATAAGTTATTCTTTTGATACAATAAATAATATTTGTAAATTTGAACTGAATGAAATATTCGGAGATGAACTAGAGAACGAGATAGATTACAATAAGACTTACGATAGAGGTAACGTTATAAAGCCCACAATAGAAGGATGATACTAGGAAGAGATAGCATATTATTTATAAAACATTTAGGCATTTGGACACCTATATCATGCGAGGTTAGCAACTCTATGAGTGAATCAGCTTCTATGATGGGGACAACTACAAGAGATAATAAAGGTTGGGAAACATCTATACCTACAATGCAAAGTTACAACATTTCGGCATCTGCTGAATTAAGGGCAGAGGTCGCTAATGACGTTCTAAGTTATTATAATTTAGTAACAAAGAAAAGAAGTAGAGAGCTTTTAGAATGGCGCAGGGTTATAGATGGTGGATTGTATAGGGATAGCGGAAAGGCTTATATAGATACCATTTCAGATAGTGCAGAAGCTGATGGTTTTATTACTTTCAATCTCAATTTAGTGGGCTTTGGAGAGCCTAAATTACAAAGATATGTAGGTCAAGATTTCATTCCTTTACTTTCAGATTATGATTATAAACTATTATCTGATGAAAATTATATAACAATTAAAACAACAGATTAATGGCGGACTTTGCATTACCACAGCTAGTAAGATACGTTAAGGCATTAGATTTGCCAGAGGTTACAGGGATACCATCCAACGGTACACTTATATTCTCACAAGGCAACGAACTTAAGCGTACTGATATAAATAACGTCGTTAGCGAAATAATACGTGCTAACTTTGAAATTATAACACAGGATACGGTTGTACCTAACACGGGTTATAGAAGATATAGAGTAGTAGAATCGGGTAGTTATACAATGCCAGATGGCGACATAATAGTTACAGAATCGCAACTAAGGAATAACTTCGTGTACATCGTAGTGGATGAAGGAGTAAGCTCATTAGAACTCATACCAATAGGTGTAGAAAGCATTATAAAAGACTGGGATACATTAGAGTTTGGACTAGAATATCCAGAAGTTAGATATTACAATGGTTCTATTTATAGAGTTATAGATGGTCAAACTACTGATGCGAACGAAGCTCCCGATATGAGCGCTAAATGGGAGGTAATTGTACAAGATACTACTTCTTTTTTACAAAGAATTATAGATAATAGCGATAATATAGGGGACTTAAGTCAGCTGAACACTTTAGACACATCTAGTTTAGTGGCAGCTATTAATGAAGTATTGACATCTATATCACAAGGTGACACTAAGCTACAAGATTTAATTGATGTTAATATAATAAACCCAAAAAAAGGGGATGTTTTATATTTTGACGGGAGTGATTGGGTCAATAGTCAAGGTTATTTCCGTATAGTTAAAAAAGAAGGTAATACGGAGGATTATATCCAAAACTTAGATTTCTGCGAGGGTTGGATTTCGCCTAATTTATTTGTAAATGGACTTTGGAAGGGAGGAGATGACCCTACATTATTACAACTGCAAAATACAAGCAACTGGAGTAACTTCTTAGAAATAGAATAATATGGCAATTATAACAAATATAGATAAGCTTAGAATTAGAGATATTACAGAAATGCAAGAAGCTGGGAAGATTCTTGTAATAGACGATAATAATGTAGTGCAATGGATTAATGCCGATGAGTTTGATGTGGATTTGTCGGGTTATTATACTAAGATAGATGTAGATGCTATACTAGAGGATTACTACGATAAGGGCGAGGTTGATGCATTGTTAAGTAGCATTGATTTATCTGATTATTATACCAAGACGGAGGTTGATGGTTTAATTTCTAACATTCCTAAGCCAACGTTATCGATTGTAACCGCAGAAGGCAATACCACTGATGTTAAAATAAAAGGTAGTGAAGTTTTCTCCAACACGATGAAAGAGGATTATGCACAGATAAAGGATGTAAATGATTCGGGTTGGGGATTACTTTCTCTACAGTCTGAAATGAAAATTGCCTTAACTGCAAAAGACGGCACAACGGTATTAAGCAGTATAGATGTTAGTTGGCTTGCTTCGGGAGATTTAGCGGTATCAATCGACGATACCGACCCTCAAAATCCTGAATTAGTATTCTCACAAGGCGGAGTAGAAGTTGCTAGAATTCCAGCAAGTACATTGTTATCTGGAGTGGTTAGAGGTGGCGGATTGAGCGATTACATACTGCAATTTAAGGATGGTAATAATACTGTTTTATTCGATATAGATTTAGAAGATTTATTTGACCAACATTACACAAAAAACGAAGCTGATGGTCGTTTTGCTTTGAGAACTAGAACAATTACTGGTGCTGGCGCATTAACTGGTGGTGGAGACTTAACTGATGATAGAACATTAGATTTAAGTAGTGCAGCTAAATCAGATATAGCAAAAGGAGTTACTGCTTATGATTGGGGAGACTTTAGAGAGTTCGGGTTAGGAAACAATGTAGCAGCAACTGTTGGTAATTGGGATTTAACTACTGATTATAGCGGTTTCGTAAGTGCTTCGGGTCATGGAATTCCAGGTTGGAGTTCTGGTAGAACTTGGGGGTTTAAAACATCTTATGGTAACGGACCTTTTGGTACAGCTGTTGCTATGAGAAATGGTAGAATAGCATTCAAAACATTGGAAAATAATGTTGATAGTGATTGGTTAGAAATTGTACATGACAACAATTTAGATTCCAAAGCAACATCTTTAGGATTCATAAAGTCAAGTGCTTTACCAACCAACTACATCACCACCAACACAACCCAAACAGGGTTAACTGGTAATAAAACAACAAGTGGTTCTTGGACTTTCAATAATCAAATAAACACAGCAAATCACGGTAATTCAAGTCAATGGAAACAAGCGTATGATTGGGGTGATTTTAGAGATTATGGGTTAGGAGTAGCAGCACCAGGAATTAATAGTGTAAATCTTCTAAAGGATTACAAGGATGTGAGATTTATATCACACTCT